TAGATCTGGTTCTAAAAACGATCATGATAATAATAAAGTAAAAGTTTTATATTTTAATTATAAAACTTATATGAATGAAGTTTATAAGTCTAAAAAAACTAGTACTGGTGCAGAAAAAATGATTGAAAAAGATGATAGTTTTAACCCACCAGAAGGATTAGAAGGTCAATACGAAAGAGTTGCTAGGAAATTAGAAACACTTTATGAAGGAGCTTTAATACTTGGTACCAACAAACTATTAAAGTGGGAAATGGCTAAAAACATGTTGAGGCCAAAAAGTGATGTTACTAAAGTTAAAATGAATTATAGTATAGTTGCACCTAGAATATATGAGGGACGTATAGAATCACTTGTAGGAAGAATAACTAGCTTTGCTGATATGATACAGATAACTCATTTAAAACTTCAACAGGTGTTGTCTAGAATGGTTCCTGATGGTGTGTTCTTAGATGTTGATGGTTTAGCAGAGGTTGATCTTGGTAATGGTACTAATTACAACCCACAAGAAGCTTTAAATATGTTCTTCCAAACTGGTAGTATTGTTGGTAGATCATACACGCAAGACGGTGATATGAACGGTGCTAAAATACCTATCCAACAAATAGCTAATCAAGGTGCTGAAGGTAATAAAATGCAAAGTTTAATAAGTACATACAATTATTATTTACAAATGATAAGAGATGTTACTGGTTTAAATGAAGCTACAGACGCTTCAACACCAGATGCTAAATCATTAGTTGGTGTACAAAAAATGGCGGCTGCTAATAGTAATACAGCTACAAGACATATATTAAAAGGTGGTATGTTTTTAACCGCGGAAGCTGCAGAACAACTTTCACTTAGAATATCTGATATTATAGAGTATTCACCAACTAGAAACGCTTTTATACAACAAATAGGTGCTCACAACGTAGCAACATTAGATGAAATGCAAAACATACATTTATATGATTTTGGTATATTCTTAGAATTAGAACCTGATGAAGAGGAAAAGCAAATGCTAGAAAATAATATACAGACAGCATTAGCAAATCAAAGTATAGAACTTGAAGACGCTATTGATCTTAGACAGATAAGAAATGTAAAACTAGCAAACCAAGTATTAAAAGTTAGAAGAACAAAGAAAAGAGCAGCGGATCAAGAACAGGAAGTTAAAGTTCAAGAAGCTCAAGGTAAAGCACAAGCTGAAGCTTCAAGAGCGGCTGCTCAAGCTGAAATGGAAAAACAACAGTCTATTTTAGAAAGTCAAATGCAATTAGAGCAAGCTAAAACACAGGGCAAGCAAATGATACTAGATCAGGAGGCTGAGTTAAAGAAAACTTTAATGGATCATGAGTTTAGAATCAACATGCAATTAAAGCAAATGGAGATTGAAGCTCTTAAAGCAAAAGAAAAAGAGCAGGAGGATAGAAAAGACGAAAGGACTAGAATACAAGCGTCACAACAAAGTGAGCTTATTGACCAAAGAAATAAGCAAAAACCACCTAAAAAATTTGAATCTGCAGGTAATGATATAATGGGAGGTGGATTTGGTATGAACGCTTTTGAACCTAGGTAAATTTATTAATTATTATTATATTATATTATGGAAGAAAACAAAGAAAATGTAGTTGAAGAAACTACACCTAAAACAGAAAGTAAACCTGAAGTAAAAGATCAGGGTGTTACTAAAGTTAAAGTTAAAAACATGAAAGGTTTGAAAAAAGACCCAAGTGTTGTAAAGGTAGATCTTAATGCTAAAACAGAGGAAACTAAAGAAGAAGTCGAAGAAGTAAAAGAAGAAACCCCTGTTTTAGAAGAAATTACAGATGAAAAAGTTGAAGAGGCTAAAGAGAAACTAGAAGAGGTTGTTGAAGAGACGGCTAAAGAAGTAGAAAAAGAAATAACCAAAGCCGAAGAAACAGGTAAGCCTTTACCAGAAAACATACAAAAGCTAGTAGACTTTATGGATCAAACCGGAGGCACACTAGAAGATTATGTTACTTTAAATAAAGATTACAGCAAGTTAGATGATGACACGGTTTTAAGAGAGCATTATAAAAAATCAAAACCACATTTAACTAATGAAGAAATAAACTTTCTTATCAGTGATAAGTTTTCTATAAATGAAGACACTGATGAAGAGGTAGATATAAAAAGAAAAAAACTAGCGTTAAAAGAGCAAGTTGCCGACGCAAGAAAAGCCTTAGACGGCTATAAGTCTAAATACTATGCGGAGATTAAAGCTGGAAGCAAGCTCACTAAAGAGCAGCAAGAAGCTATTAGTTTCTATAATGGTTATCAACAAGAATCGTTGAAACAAAAGCAAGAAGGAGAAGCTGCTAAATCAACGTTTTTTAATAGAACAAATAAATTTTTTGGAGACGGATTCAAAGGTTTTGAATATAATGTTGGAGACAAAAAGTTTAGGTTTAATGTAAAAAACGTAGACAAAGTAAAAGAAGCTCAAAGCGATATATCGAATTTTGTCGGGAAGTACCTAGATAAAAATAATCATATAAGTGACGCTGAGGGTTATCACAAGTCTTTGTATACAGCTATGAATCCAGACGCTATTGCCAATCACTTTTATGAACAAGGTAAAGCTGATGCGTTGAAAGAAAGTATCCAAAAGTCCAAAAATATAAATATGGACCCTAGAGGATCTCATGATGGTAACGTTAAGCCACAAGGTGTTCAATATAAAGTTTTAGGTGATGATTCTGCGAGTCTTAAATTCAAAATAAAAAACAATAAATAACATTTAAAAATTTTAAATTATGCCTATTACAAACGGACCTAATTTGAATGCGGTACCTGCTCCACAACAGCAATTATTGCAAACAAATTATATTGACTTTACCAGTGGTGCAGGTAACGACTGGGGTCAACAATACTTACCAGATCTAATGGAGAAAGAAGCTGAAGTTTTCGGTAACAGAACTATTTCAGGTTTCTTATCACAAGTTGGAGCTGAAGAATCTATGTCTTCTGACCAAGTTATTTGGACAGAGCAAGGTAGATTACACTTATCATACATTGGTACTATTAACACTTCTAACGATCAGTTTACTGTTGTTTCGGATATCGACGGTAACATTGCTGGTGATGGCTTTGCTGTTACTGCACATGGTCTTAGAATTGGTGACATGGTATTATTAGCGGGAGCATCTGCAACTCAAAGATGTTATGTTTCTGCTCACGTATCTGGATCAATAGTTACATTAAAGCCTTACGATACTGCTAACGTTACAGGATTCACAGATGGTGAAACTTGTACGATATTAGTTTTCGGTTCTGAGTTCGCGAAAGGTACTAATGGTTACGCGCAGAAAGATACTAACCAAACAACTTCTAACACTGTTAAGCCACACATGAAGTCTTTATCTAACAAACCAGTTATTATTAAAGATCGTTATGAGATCTCTGGTTCTGATGCTGCACAGATTGGTTGGGTTGAAGTTTCTGGTGAAGAAGGTCAATCTGGTTACTTATGGTATCTAAAAGCTGAAGGTGATACTAGAGCTAGATTTACTGATCACTTAGAGATGACTATGGTTGAAGCTATTAAAGGTAATGCTACAAACTCTACTATTGATGGTACTAATAATATTGGAACTAACTTTGGTACTGAAGGTTTATTTGCAGCTGTTGAAGACAGAGGTAACATAGCTACAGGTATTCTTGGTACATCTGTTCCTAACGATTTAGCTGAGTTTGATGCAATACTTGCAGAGTTTGATAAGCAAGGTGCTATTGAAGAGAATATGATATTCGTTAACAGAACAACTGCTTTAGCAATTGATGATATGTTAGCTGGTATGAATTCTTACGGTGCTGGTGGTACATCTTATGGTGTATTTAACAACTCTGAAGATATGGCGCTTAACTTAGGATTCTCAGGATTCCGAAGAGGTTCTTACGACTTTTACAAGTCTGACTGGAAATACTTAAATGATAAATCTACAAGAGGTAGTATCAACGAAAGAGATACTGTTAATGCTGTTAGAGGTATCTTTATTCCAGCTGGTGTAACTTCTGTATATGATCAACAATTAGGTAAAAACCTAAAGAGACCATTCTTACATGTACGTTACAGAGCTTCAAAAATGGAAGACAGAAAGTTCAAGACTTGGATTACTGGTTCAGTTGGTGGTAACATTACATCTGATTTAGATGCGATGGAAATACACTACTTATCTGAAAGATGTTTAGTGGTACAAGGTGCTAACAACTTTATGTTATTGAAGTAAGCATTTATATTAAGGATCGAGGCTTCGGCCTCGACCCTTTCTTTTTATTAATTTTATTATATATTATATTATGGCAAAGAAAACAAAAAAAGTTGAGGTGCAAGAACCTCAAGTACAAGAAACAGTTACAATAGAAAAACCAAAAACTATTGTAAAACCAAAATCTAAAAGATTCCAAAGTACTTCTCTTGAAGACAATTGGGAAATAAAAGATAGAAAATATTATTTAAAAAATAACAAAACACCTTTATCATATTCTATTAGAGCAACTGATATATACTGGTTTGATGAGGAAAAAGGATATGAAAGAGAAATAAAATGTACATCTAATCAAAGAAGCGTTTTTGTTGATGAGTTTCCAGAGAAATCTCAAGCTAGATTAGAGCACATTGTTTTTAGAAACGGTATACTAAACGTTCCTAAAGAAAAGCAAGTAATGCAAAAGATATTAAGCTTATACCACCCTCACAAAGACAGGTTGTATGCTGAGCACAAACCACAAGTTGAGGCAGCTAGCCAACTTGATTGGTTAGAACTAGAGTTAGAAGCTTTGAATGTAGCTACAAGTCTTGATGTAGATATGATGGAAGCTGTACTACGTGTAGAGAAAGGTTCTAGCGTATCTAACTTAACATCTAAGGAGCTTAAACGTGATATACTTATATTTGCTAAGAAAAACCCTATGGCTTTCTTAGAATTAGTCCAGGACAGTAATGTTCATTTACGAAATATAGGTATCAAAGCTGTTGAGATGGGTATTATAAGAATATCTGATGATAACAGAACGTTTTTCTGGTCAAACACTGATAGAAAGTTATTCAATGTACCGTTTGATGAACACCCATATTCAGCTTTAGCCGCTTGGTTTAAAACTGACGAAGGTATGGAAGTTCTTGGAAGTATAGAAAAAAGATTAAACTAATCAACCTGGTAGGCAGTCGCCTTTCGGGGCGATTGCACTACTAAATAAAAAAATTATGGCAGTAAGTATAAACAGCGTATATCAAAAAGTTATGGCGTTAGCCAATAAAGAACAGAGGGGTTTTATAACACCTCAAGAGTTTAATTTGCTAGCTAATCAAGCACAGCAAGATATTTTTGAGCAATACTTTTATGACTTAGATGCTGCTGAACAAGAACCTACAAAACCAAGTGTAGGTCAAGTAAAAAATACAATAATAAAGAAAATAGAGTATGCTATTAACAAAGCAATACCTTATGTTAATATGACTTTCTCTAATGGATCTTTTGATTTTCCAGCCGCAACAACAGCTACATCATCACATAGAGTTGGTGGTGTTAGATACTTAAGAGGTGGTAATACTTATGTTGAATTAGTACCTATAAGTAGAGAAGAAGTAAGACTA